AAGTCAAAAATGCTCACCGTTCATTCTTGGAATACTGGGTCGAGGAGTCAGATATTGACGAAAACCGAATCGCAGAAATTGCCCGTGAAGACACTAACGAGTGGCTTGAGGAATATGTGGTAGATTTTGAATGCGATATAGATCTGGAGGATGATGACGATGCCGAGGACTAAGAAGAAGAGAGGTGCGGACGGTAAAGCCTGCTGGAAAGGATACCGATTTGCAGGGACCAAAAAGGGAAAAGACAAGTGCGTAAAAGTTAGAAAGAAAAGATAATGCCTTACACAAGAAAAAAGAAAGTTAAGAAAGCAACTACTAAGGGTAAAAGAAAAGGCTGCTAGTGAAGTCTTTTGTTTTCGCGAGTGATCTGCATGGAGACATGCAAGATCCAGATGCGGTTGCGGCCCTCTATAAATTCACAGAGGAGTTTAAGCCAGATGTTCGAATATTCGGAGGTGACCTATTTGATTTCTCTCCATTGATGAGGGGAGCAGATCCAGCAGAAAAAAATGCCAGCATGGAGGCCGATGTTGAAGCAGGTATGGAGTTTCTCAATAATTGGGAACCTCACTATTTCCTTCTTGGCAACCATGATGACAGGTTGTGGCAAACGGCAGAAAAGCATTCTGTCGGAATCGTACGGGATACCGCGCGTTCTGGAATCAAGGATATCACTGGCAAATGCAAAAAGTTAAAATGCAAGATGCTACCTTACAATGTGGACAAGGGTGTTCTTGAACTAGGGATAATGACATTCGTTCATGGCTACTTTCACGGTGCCGTTTCCGCTTGCAAGCAACATGCACTGACTTTCGCAAAGCAGGGTGGATGTTGTGTTCATGGTCATATTCATTCAATTCAAATGTTTACAATTCCAAGGCACAAGGGAGGGGCAGCGTATTCGGCTGGCTGCCTTACGCAAACAGAAATGGGATGGAACCGTGCAAAGGTAAATCGATTGGCCCATGAGACAGGCTGGGTTTACGGTTATTACTCAAACAAAAGTTGGCAGGTCTATGTAGCCAAAAAATTTGATGGAGAATATATATGGCAATAAATTGGGCTAAGAAATTAGAGCAGGTAAAGACTGTAAACGAGAATAAACCAAAGGGTGATGACTGGTTCACAACAAGAGACTTTCGTAAGGAAACTGGATTCGGAATCACTAGATGCCATCAGTTGCTAAAGGAACTGATTAAGAGTGGTAAGCTAGAAGTTTATAAAGGATCAAGGTGGAATGAGGAGCAAAAGCAACTAACCAGAAGCATCTGGTATAGGTTCCTTTGATGCAACTCCATGCACTTAGGAAATGCCTCTTGGCAAATTGTTAACTGAGCGTTCAGTTTAGATTAACATTTAACCCGTCCGTTGCGGTCCAACGAGTAAGTATTCCACCGTCAGAGAATTTAAACCTATGGCAGATTCAACAGGGGTCGCTCCCGTACAAGCAGAAGAAAATCAAGTAAAAGAAGATTCTGGACTAGTCAGTTTCGGAGATATTGCCGAGGCCGCTGGAGTAGAGTCATCGTTCTTTGAGAGTGCATCACCAGAACCAGAGGAACCAACTGAAGTTGAGGAGACTGAAGAGGTAGAAGAGATAGAGGAAACTGAGGAACCTCAAGCCACTGAGCTTTCAGAGGTAGAGGAGCCACAGGAGCCGCCAGCAGAGGAATCTGATGGAGTCAAAAAACGCATTGGTAAATTAATCGAAGCTAGGAATAAAGCCGAAGCTGAGACTGAGGGACTAAAGGCAAAGATTGCAGAACTTGAATCATCGTCTGATTCGCAGCCTGCTCCAGACCCAAAAGGAATGGATAGGTTTGAGGGAATTAAGGATCACAAGGAACTGCAAGCTAGAGAAACAGAAGCCGAGCATTTGCGTGAATGGTTATTGGAAAATCCAGATGGAGGAGAATACACCGACATTACTGGAGCAGAGCATGATGTTGATTATGAGCAGGCAAGAAAGCTTATGGTTGAGACTGATCGTGATCTGAGAAAAAACATTCCACTAGCAGCACAAAGACTACAACAGAGAGAAAAAAACAGGCAGGCGGCCATGCAAACATTTGATTGGATGAAAGATAAATCCAGTCAAGAAATGCAAGAGGTCCAGCAGGTACTTAATTCAAATCAATTTATTAAGGATTACTACGAAAGAGATCCATATGGAGTTCTTACCGTAGCTTACGCAATTGAAGGAATTAAGGCAATCAATGCAAGGAAATCTCAGCAAACGACTAAACAGGCAGTAGCACCAAAGGCACCAGTGCCTTCCCGTGCGAAATCTGTAACTCGTAAGAAAACTACCAACAAAAAGTCACTCCTACAACAAGCAGCTTCTGGGCAGGTAGAGGATGCCTCCGCATACATCGAATCATTGTTATAAAATTATAGGAGAAAAATTATCATGGCTGGAATAGTAGAACGGGATCAATCCCTTAAAAAAGAATCACTCGCTGACCTCATGACCATCGTAGACAGAAAGTCCTGTCCTTTCATGAGTGCGGTTAAAAAAGGTGCTGCACCAAAAAATTCATTCGTTGAATGGCCGCTCGACAAGCATAAAGACAACTTAGTCCGCACTGCAAATTACACATCTGGAGTTAGCGACAATCTTCCAATTGACGGTGAAGATATTAGCGCAAGCGATTTTGAAAATTATGATGATCGCACTAAATGTTCAGTGTATCTTCAGTATGCTCGCAGAGTGCCTAAAGTCTCTCGTTTAGCTAACATGACTTCCGATATCGCTGGAGTCGGTTACAAAAAAGAGATGGCAAACAGTATCGCTAAAGCACTCGTAAGTGCAAAACGAGATATTGAAGCGACTCTATGTTCATCACAGGAAACTGCACAGGAAACTTCCAATTCACCATATCAGACCCGTGGTCTTGGTAAGTGGATTAATTCTTCTGCACAAGCAACTCTTCCAGTACCTGCGGACTTCCGCACTCCTGCTGGATCAATCAAAACTGTTGGTGCTGCTACTGCACAGGAAGAAGATCTTCGTGACATCCTTCAAAGCATTTATGAGCAAACTGGTGAGTCCGACAAAACCTTTTATGGTCTTTGCGGTACGCAAGTTAAGAAAACCATTTCTAACTTCACCTTGTTTACACCTCGTACAAACAACCTTGTCGTTTCTAACAGAGATACTGACGAAGGTCGTTTGAGTGCTGCGGTTGATATCATAGACAGCGACTTCGGTACAATCACGCTTAACCTGTCAAGTTTTCTTGAGCAGGATGCAAGAACTTCTAGTGCATATGATGCCAGTGAGGGACAAAACACATTGTTCATTCTTAATATGGCCCAGCTTGAAGTAGCATTCGCTGAAGAGACTAGCGTTCGTGAACTTCCAGACTTAGGGGGTGGACCTCGTTCGATTATCGAATCTGTATTTTCCTTGAAATCCTACTCTGGTGGGTTGGATCACGGTAAATACAAATTAAGCTAATTTAGTTTCATTCATTCGGTCTAGCAATGCTTGGTACGGAAGAAATAGTTATAGGTAAGGAAAACCTTACGGGAGACATCTGGGGTAGTCTTGCGGATATCTTTCGTACCGAGCTTGCTGGTGCCGAGAGTGAACAAAAGAAGCTTATGGAGGCCGAGAAAAGGGTCTCTGGTGGAGAACGGAAAAACCTTCCATTTGGAAGATTACGAATGAAAGTTTGTCCAGAGGTATATCACTTCTGGGGAGGCAAGCTGGGTTACGAATGTTGGAAAGATAAAAGTTTTTTAAACTGGTTGGAAAAGCGGTTTGGGGATTTAGTCACCATCAATAGTAAGTCAGCAAAACTAGCGATATAGAGGTGCGTAGCATCCCTTATTCTAGGATTGAGCGAGGCATCGCAGCAATCGCTGGGATAGATCCTAGCAACCTTCTTGATCATGAGAAGGTAATGATTAGCGAATATGTAAATGATGCCAGCAAATATGTTTGGGACTATTACCCTTGGCCAGAAGCCACTGTAACCGAGATTAGATATTTTCGCCCAGAGTACGATGAGGGTGTAGATTATGTAATTGGAGACGAAGTATTCTACAAAGGCAGGTACTGGAGGAAGTGGGCAAGTGATGAGGGTGAAGGAAACGACTGGCAGGAGCAGCAAGAAGATTACGAAGATCAAAATGGAAGATGGTCAGATGGCCAAAATCCAAGAGATGAATTTATATGGCATGAGATAGGTGACTTCGATCTTAACGAAGAATGGAGAGAAGACGGGATTTATTATGTTGGTGCTAAGATTGAGTATGAAGAAAAGACATACCTTTGCATTAAGCAATTAAATGGGACTACTTCGAGCGGATTCAGAGGAGTCAATTATTCTGTAGATGAAATAACTCCAAAAGATGGAACTTATTTCATGGAAATTGAGACTAAATTTGAGCGTGTTATTGATTACGAGCAGGCAGGCAAGAATGTCATTGGCACCATGATTTCCGCTCACACTGAAGATCCACGGTATGAAGATACAACCCCATTGAACTGGGTAGAGGGTGCCGAGGGCATTTATGTAGAGACTCCAGAGACAGTTAACTTTATCTGGATGCGTTACCGTAAAGAAGCACCAGAATATTCTGAGAATACTCCAGACAATCCTGTTTTAAATTTCTTGGCTCCTGCAATAAAAGCATATGCTTATCGTTCGTTTTTAGTGGCAGACGGCCAACATGAGAAAGCACAATTGCAAGACCTGCAAGCCCTTGACTTGCTAGTTCGTGAGGTCGATAAATTAAATCACCAACAGGACCGAGGGCAGGCTGGAACTATATTCTCTGAACCGTACAGGAGGGTTACTGTAAAAGGTAATGTATACACGGAACCGACAGATGAAAAAATAGCTACTCTTTACCACAGAGGGGTCGATGTTGATATTACATTCGACTTAAAAAAAAAAGTAGAATTTGAAATATTCAAATTAAAAACAGGGACTAGCACCAGTGAATTCAAATTCTTTACAATCCATGCCAACATCGAGGGACAAATCGAAGGCAAGCAATACGATGCAGTTTACAGAAATGCATCTACAAGTATTAGCTTTGGGGCTGAGTCTAGTGCGTTTCGTATCCACAATAAAAATGTCAGCACTGGACTTACTTTCGAAGTTACCGTTGGCACTGCAACATGGACATCAGATCTTCTTTGGGAGAATGCAGATGTCCTATGGGATTCGCCAGACCAGCAGGACACATTTACTGCACAGGTGCATAACAGGAATGCATCATCATCGTTTGGATTTAGACTATCAGCAGGGTCAGCAGGATACGAATCTACGCTTCAATGGCAAAATGCAGATGTTGACTGGGGTAATGCTGGAGGGACTTTGCACGAAGGTCTCACAAGTTCAGAAATCGATTTTTCAACTAATCAAATCACATTTACAAAAATACAAAGTTTGTGGTCTACCAATACTAGTCGCTGGCAGGTCACATCATTAAACTGGGGAGGATAAAAAAATGGCAACCTTGCAAGGGAAAGCAATCAAAGATACCTATAAAGATTTATTACAGGTATCCACTAATAACAACACTGGAGTAACTGCTTCAATGTCAACAGTGGAGGATGGGGAAGGCACTTCATCTGCACTTAAAATTTCTACTACTGGTGTAGAAGTAGCTGGGACTTTGGATGTCACTGGAAATGTCACTGGAGTGCCTCATGTTGATTATAGAGGTAACTATTCTGCATCTACTGCATATGTGGCAGATGATGTAGTTTTCTTTAATGGATCTTCATATATTGCCAAGCAATCATCGTCTGGCAATGCACCAACAAACACTACCTATTGGGGATTACTTGCCCAGAAAGGCACAGATGGAACCAATGGTACAAATGGTACAAATGGAACTGATGGAACTAATGGAACTAATGGAACCAATGGCACAGATGGAGATGGGTGGACAGATGGAAGCTATGACTCCGCAACTGGTAAAGTTACATTTACATCAGATGATGGATTAGGTTTCGTAACTGGAGATCTTAGAGGTGCATCTGGGTCTGGTGCGAATATTACTTTTTCAGCGAATGCCGATGGTGCAAGTCACATAGCTAATTCAGTAGGAAGTACAACTGATGGTCTTATTATTACCAATCAGCAACCTTTTTTGCAGATTATTTTAAATAATTCGACTGGGTCTACAGATGCCTCAACAAAAGCAGACTATAGACTTGAAGGAAAAAGAGTGCGATGCAATCGATTGTTCAAAAATATTCAAACTGCTGAAGATTATTTATTTAAGTTTCACAATGGTCATCAAGGTATTGTAGATTTTAGATTAGAAACTGATATTACTGATGCCACTTTTACTCCAAAAATGGATCAAAGATATTGTGGTAAATATTTCATGGGACAGGGAGGTGTCAGAAAATGGACTATCACAAGTTTAGGCCACCTCCCAGTTTGCCAAATTCGTGGACAATTATATCTGCAAGATATTCATGTTTGTGTAAATGGAAATTCTTCTAATGTTGGCCATTTGTTTGAAGTGTTTGAGGGTGGATACACTTTACTAAACAATGGAGTGGCAATTGAGCTTGGGACTGATGTAGGTTTTGGATTTGGTATATTTTATGCCCACAAATCTACGATTTACAATGAAGCAAATCCATTAGAGATTAAAAACAATCTAACTAACACTAGTTTATCACAGCCACTGTATAGTTTGTCTGAATCAATGGCGTATGTGAAAAATGAAATCTTGTTTTCTGGACAATGGCAACAATGTAGGTTTGGCAGTAATTCAACATTTTTGTTTGAGCATGTAGGAATGGGTTATACTGGTAGTGCATCTAATGGATCAGATGTCGGCCCTGTTATTCAAGAATCAAACTACACATTTCCTTCTGCATATCTCACTAATAGATTACCAGCGTTTATATTTGAAGGAGTTGGAAATCAAGTTGTCACAGTTTATGACTCAGTGTCCACAGATGTAATGAGATATAATTCTGTTCTTGGACAAGCTGAAAGATATGACAGGCAACTTGTTGGCATGGGCATGGCAGGAATAGGTTACTCAAACGCAAGCACTGGAACAAATGCAGGTGTAGTGTTTAATGCAAGTGACGAATCAGCAATGCAGACTGCTTATTCAAGTTCAAGAATACAGACACAATTCCCACAAGGATCTTCACCTTATTATTTAAATAACATTGCTTATCAATTTGGTAACATGGGTAATGACCTAACGCATACAAACTACAGAGGTCATGCTTATTGGGGAATATCTAATGCTAATACTTTACCTAATAAAAAAGCATTCCAAATAATATAATATTATGACTATTGTAAGAAAATCAGCAGAAGAAGCACTCGCAGGGGTGACAGGTAATCGTGTTCCTATAACTACTTACAACTGGGAATCTCAGCATTTAGCAATGCGATCAAATTTGCTAAGTGGATGCGATTGGACACAAGTTGCAGATTCACCATTGAGTGACGAAAAGAAAGCACAATGGGCAGAGTATAGGCAAAAATTAAGAGATCTCACTAAACAAGAGAATTGGCCTAATGCACCAGAGTGGCCTCTTCCACCAATTGATTAAGGATTAAGTTATGTCACAAGCAACAGATTATTTAGAAACAAAAGTCCTTAATGGGTTACTAGGAGGGACAAATGTAACATTTAATACTAAACCATATATTGGTTTACTAAAGTCAGCACCAAGTGATTCCAGTGGAGGCACAGAAGTCTCTGGAACAAACTACGCAAGAGTACAATGTGGAGCATCTAACCAAGGTGATTTTGTAGTAGGTTCAACTGGATCTGCCAGCAACACTGGAGCATTTACATTTAATGATGCTCAGTCTAATTGGGGAACAGTTACACATGTGGGTCTTTACGATTCTGCAACAAGTGGAAACCTACTTGTCTATGGAACATTAAACACTTCTGCTGACATCCAGAATGGTGACATCTTTAAGATCCCAACAAGCGGATTCACAGTTTCAGTAGACTAAAATGTTTGTTGAGGTTAAGCAATTCCACTCTTCATCTGAGGGGTGGGATTGTGTGATGCTATGAGCGGAGGAATTACAGAAGAGTCCAGCCTAAAGACCAATACTGGTTTTGCCTTAAAGCTAATTGGTGGAGTTATTTTTTGCGTGTGGTCTGGTGCTTCAATTATGGCACAAATAAGTGCATTAGAACTTGAAATAGAAAGACTCAAGCATTCTGTTGAACGCAATAGCTTCTTTGTTGAAAATTGGCCCAAGGGAACCATTGGAGCATTACCAGACGATATGGAACAATTCATGCGTATTAAAGTTTTAGAGAAACAAACTTTAAAACATGAGGAGTTACTAGAAGACATGAGGTTTGGGAGGGTAGAGTGAAATGGGTGAGGTCTTGCTTATGCTTCTTACGGGTGGAGGCAGCACTGCTATGGGTGCAATGCTCAAAGGTGTGTTTGGCTTTATATTTGAAAATAAAAGGCAAAAGCATGAGCTTGAACTCGCGCGCGAAAGTCGAGCAAATGATAATTTCATTAGA